TAGGGTCTGGTTTGGGTTGAGGTTGAGGTTGAGCTTGTTGAGGTGGAGCTTCTTTTGCAGCTTGTGCCTGCTCCTCTCTTTCAGCTTTTAGTTTTTTAAGATTAGCTTCTTCATTAGCAATACGAGCTATGTTTTGTTGTGCTTCATACAAAGCATCTGCATCTCCAGAATCTAACGCTTTTTTATAGGCTTCTTTTGCAGCTAGTGCTTGAGCAGTTACTCTATTGTCAAACTCACCAACGTAATTATTATCTAATTTTTCTAATCTTGCTTTGAGTTCTTCGTTCTGTTTTTTGATAGATTCTGCATAAGTGATTGCAGATTGTTTCTGTCGTTCTTCTTCACGAAAACGGTTCGTAAGTTTTGATATACGCTTTTTAACGCCTTCTGAATATTCAGAAAGATCCTCATCGGCAACATTCTCCTCACCTTGGGTTGTGCCTTCGGTATCTCCGACAACTTGGGTTGTTTCTTGGGGGGTCTTCCCCTCTTCTTCTGGACCATCTTCTACCTCCACTTCTTCAAAAAGTTCTTCTTGTTTTTGTTGTTGCATACTTTAAGCTCCGTATGATTTGATGTCATCGGGATTGACAATGGTTGCAATGACTTCATCGTCATTGATAATACGCACTTCTCCGCCCTCTATCTGGAATCTAGAACCAGCGTAACGACCAATACATATCCAGTCGCCCTCCTTACACCAAGCTCCATCCTCTCCAAATTTGTCTAAATCTTTATATGCTAGTGGACCTACTTTGACCACATACGCCACAACTGTGGCTCTAGCTTCTTTGTCTCTTACAGAGTCTGGCACATGAACACCACCCTCTGTTGTTTCCTTACCCATGTAAGGCATAACAAGTAACCTCCAACCAGTCGGTTGTGGTACTCTGTCTTTTAATGATAATTTTTTTGCTTCTTCGTCTGCTTTTTCCTTAGCTCTCTTTTGACTAAGAATATATTCAGGGACTATCAATGTCATTGTCTGTTCTCTCCAGCAGGGTTCTTAATTGTTCTAATGCGTAGGTTAGACCCTGGATTTCACCCACCATTGCTTTGTATGACTCCATATCAGAGGCATTACCACTTGTTAAAGCAATACTAATATCTTCAATCCTAGTATTCAAGGCTTTTTTATATTTATGTAAAAAATCTGTAACTTTCATTAGTCTACGACTATAAAATCCCCACTATCTACAAAAGGTTCTTGATTACGGATTCTGTTAAAATAATCTTGATTAATGGTAGCCAAACGATCTACATTACGATTTTGTAAGTTACGATTTTGTATAGACTTTAAAACGTCTGCTTTAAACTGTTCTTCTCGTTGAATTTGTTCTCTTTGGTTTTGTAGTTCTCTCATTCTTTGATCAATAGATGGTTGTCTATCTATAAAAGCTTTTAATTCTGGATTCAGTGTTTGTGCCACAAAATTTCTTACGCCAATACTATCGGATAGAGTTCCAGGTTGTATTAATTGTAGAGCATCTGCCACTTGCATGTTTGCTTCATTTGCTTTGTTTGGAGCAACATTAGCTATACCAGTATTTAAATTAGCACCATCATCAGTAATCATTGTATCAAATGTTGTAACAGGAGGAGCTAGATTATCTACCATCACTCTAGATCCTGGTATAAATGCAGCAGATGTATCCATATCCCCTAATTCTACACCCCTTGGTTGAATAGGTCTGTCTGTTAATGTGTCTCTATCTCCACCTTCTTCAGATCTAAAACGATCTGTAAGACTTCCTATGCCACTGGTTATGCTATTTATAATATCTGTTAAAGGTTGAAAGACTGATTTCTTTGACTCTTCAACAGCTTTTCTAAACGCATCTGATCCTTCTGGTAGTCCTCTGTTTCTTCCAAGAACATTAGCGATTGTGCTTAAGCCTGGTATTGCACCAATAATACCACCTCTTGGAACCTCTTTTACAATACCTTCCTCGAATGTTGGTTGTCCAACATAAAAATCACCCATCTTAAATTGTGATGGATTCATAGCTTGATCAAATCTTAATTGATTTATACCAGCAACACCTTGAGATCCAAGTATATTTGTATAGTCTACGTTTTCTGCACCAAATAATCTTGAAAAAATAGACTCTGGAAACGGATTGGTAACACTAGCACCCCTACCCATAGTATAGGTTTGTTGTGGAGTACGATCAAATGCAAACGAACTGAAACCCTCTGCGTCATCTCCGCCAAGGTTGTCACTAAAAACATCTCTTCCAGCTTCGGTTGCCGCGTCAAAATCGACTTGTGTCATCCCATAATCTTCGGGACTGCCACCTCCGTCATCAAAGTCAAAATCTTCGTCCACTAATAGACTCCTTTAAATCCAGTTCCTTTGACGGCTGCACCAGTTCCTCTGGCTACACCACCACCACTCATTCTTTTTGGTCTTTTCATTGACATTTCTTTCATGCTTTTTCTTTTACGAGAAGGTACACCACCTCTCACTGTGCCTCTTTGACTTCTACCTGGTCTTGGTCTTTCTTTATCTTTTTTAGTAGGCACTATTTGTAAAGATTCTATCTTTGCCATGTAGCTACCATCTTCCATATCGTTCATGCCACCCATGTCAAAAGATAATGTGCCACCCTTTTTCTTAAATCCCATTTTTGCAACTACATCTGGTCTTTCTTTTTTAAGAGCTTTTAAACCTGGATTATCGTCTGGTATTGGCTTTAGTCCTCCGTTTGCTTTTTTAATCGGTTTCTTTTTACTATCTTTTATCATTTTAAGCATTAACTCCTTTGTTGATTTGCCACCTGGTGTTTTATCTAACGCTTCTATTTTTTTAATTTCTTTGCCTAAATCAAAGCCACCACCCCTACTTTTTTTCTTGTCTGGCATCTCCATCAGTTTATCTTGTATGGCATCCATTTGTCTTATAGCTTCATCGACACTTATTTTACCGTCTCTTGCTAGTCTACCAAGATTTTTAATTTGAGCACCTATTGCTTTTTTGCCACCATTTATTTTTGTAATTTTACCCTTTTGTGCTTTAACTGGCATAAACTTCTCCAATGTTGAGGAACCACCGTCTTTTAAACGTCTTCCTTTGTTAACCAACTTCTTGGCTTGATTGTATGATAAACCCATATCATTTGCAAATTGTTTAATGCGTGTCATGCTCTTGCTCTCCTTATTGCTTCTTTACCTTTTTTAAAAATACTGGCTATTTTTGACTTCCCCATTACCTTTGCTCTTTGTTCTCCAACTGTAAGGATTTGTATCTTTCTCGCAAAAGGTTTATTGATTCTCTTAACTTTGGCAACAGTTGCTCGGGCATCCGCCTCCGTAGCAAATTTAATTCCAACCGTGTCTTTAGGGTTCTCATCCGTATATAATCTTCTGCCCGAACCTTTAGGTTTTTTACCAGTCCCAACTTTAGGATCTCTTTTTTTTCTTTGCACCTATTACACCTTTTAAACTTTTAGCTTGTCCAGCATGTAGCTTGGAGGCTTTGTTAAGACCTTTGATAACTTTCTTAACCTTTTTTCTTTTTCTTTCTGTCAACACCTTTGATAACTCCTTTGTTTTTGCTTGCATAAAATACTGTCTCCCCTTTTTTCTTGCCATATTGATCTTTCATAGATTTCATTATCTTTTTTCCTTTTTTTGTCAATGGCATAATATTCTCATTTTTTCATATTCTCTCTGGCTACGCCTTTTGACTTCTCAAATGACCGCATTCCTCCGAGTCCTAGAAGCGAAAGGGTTAACGTCATAAGTTCACCCGTGGCTAGTTTTGGCAAAGTTACATCTGGCATCCATATCATTGTCGCCCACTCTGCAATAGGCATGATAAAAAATTGCGTCAGTAACCCGAGAGCACAGATCCACATTATGGCTGGGCGGGCTCCTGCCACAAAAAGTGAAGGGTGCTTCGCCTGTTCGGCATTGGCAGCTATCTGACCTTTTGCTAATTCGTGAGCATGTTTTTCTGCCATCGTACTTAGCTCAAAAGCGATCTTGTTTTTAGCGTCTTTGTCTTCTATAAATTTTCCAAGCAACTTTGTTGCTGGGCCTATTAAGGCTTGTATCATTTTCCACTCCTATTCATTATCGCAGATGCTCCCATATATGCAGCAACGATGCCACCCCCAGTGATGTAAAACAGATTACTAATATCGGCAAGTGCTTTGACTCTCTCGAGATCGACAAAAAACATCGCAGCAGTAAAAGTAGCCATAGCAACCAAACTAGCAGTAGCCATACGTCTTTGTGCTCTTTGTTTTCTAAGATCATGCTCAAGCCTTTTGATCTCTGCCATGTGCTCAAATTCTTCATCACTAACAATACCATCATTATCGATGTCATACTGTGCATATTTAGATTTATCTTGTAATTTTTTATGTTTCATTTGTACCATGTGGCTATGACGTATCTAATTTCATTTTCAACTTTAGTTACACCGTGTTTATAATATTTACCATCAAAAAATAATCCTCTACCTTTCTTTGGTTTAAACATTGTATCCTCTTCAAAGTAAGTTTGTCCACCTTTAAAGTTATCGTTTAAGTAAGTTATAGATGACAAAACTGTTTTTTCACTTGCGTTATCAAAATGAAGATCTTGATACGAACCTATGGGCCACTTCACTATTTGCATCCAATCAATTTCTGCATTAAACTCTTTTGAAACTTTTGTTAATTTATCAGATAAAAAATTTACACAATTTTTTAAATTTAAAGTATAAACATCTCTAAATTTTACAGCCTTATTTTCATTATTCTTATAAAAATTTATTGCATTGTTACATTCATCTTCAGATAATAAATTATCGTAGATTAAGGTTTTCATCTTCTACTTTCTTTGTACATCCAAGCTAATAATACTATAAATCCAACAACAGTACAAAACAAGAAAAACCAACCTATATATTCCCAGATTTTTCTGATAAGCTCTTGTCTGGCATAGATCTCCTCTTTTCGTTTTTTTCTTATCTCCGCTTCCATTGCCAAAATCTCATTCCATGAATTGGCTCCGTAGTGAAAATTGATAAATGATTTAAGCTCTTGTCTTTGTGCTTCCATTTTCTTTTTTGCTGTAAAAGCCTCGATAGCAGACGCTTCTATCTCTTTTCCTTTAAATAATTTTCGCAAGGGTGACGCATTCTTCGCGGACTTCTCGGCATTATCGACATCTGAAACCGCGGACATCCAGCGGCTCAAATCTTTTCCCATAGATTCTATCTCTCTGCCTGCGGCAAATCCAGCTTTTATAGCTCCAAATGCTTTTGAAGCTGCCGTAATAGCCAATCCAATGGTGGCGGGATCCATATTACTTTCCTTTCAGAGAAGCCTGCGTGTTTATTCTGTAAATATTCACATCATTACGGTCTTCTGCTATCTGTTCTTGCGTTTCTTTCCTTTGTTTTGCTAATTCAAACGCTTGTGCTAGTTTTGCTTGATCAATTTGAAAGTTCATCATGTCATTTATAGACTTTCTTTGTATTTCAGCCGTATCGTTCTCTAATTCTTTCTGTCTTATGTCCACAAGTGGGTCTGGTTTCTGTGCTGGTTCAATAACTGGCATAACTTCTTTTAATATTTCGCCAATTTGTTGTGATATTGCGGCTTCAATGGCTGCTGGATTGATTTGTGGCACTTCTTCGCCTCTTTCTACAGCTTCTTGTATCATAGTTTGAAAGAATTTAGTTACTTGGTCTCTTGCCAACATGCCAACATGCTCTTGAACGTGCGATTGTAACAAAGCGTAGCCTTGAGGATTGGTTTGTGAAGCTAAATTTGACAAAAACGTAGCATGTGCCACTAAATGTGCCTCGTGATCTTGCTCTGGGAAGGCTTGTAGTGGCACTCCTTTAATAGAATTAGCGTTTTCTGTTGCTGGATCCACTGGTGCAGGCGGTTGTGGTGGTGGTAAAATGCCATCTATGTTCTTAATATCCAGTGCATCGTACATTCTTCGGTATGCTTCGTACTGATTATGTAGATTTGGTGCAGCTTGTGCTAATTGCAACTGTGTTTGTGCCAAAGATAACCTTTGTGCCATAGAAAAAATACTCGGATCGCTAACTGGAAGCACATCTATACGTCCATCAAAGTCATTTGCCATGATTTGTGGTGCTACATTACCTACAAAATACGGATAAGGTATAGGATTTTCCGAAAAAATTTCTGCTAACATACGAAATTCTTGTTTTTGTCCGTAATGTAAACGCTTATGTATGCTTGAAATAATCTTTGAGCCTTGTTCAATCAACGCAACAGTCGTTCCTACTGGTGCTTGTGAGTTTACATCACTAATTTTTGCGTCTGCAACTTGTGCAAAACGTCTACCAGAGTCAACGATCACACCTAAAAGTTGTGCTAGTGTGGCTGATGGCTCTTTATATGGCAATGGTATGATTGAATTTTTGAGATCTCCGCCTGGGACATCGATATCTCTGAACTCACCAGGATTAAGAGGATCGTCATCATTACGAATACGAACACCTCTCGCTTTGAAACCAGCTGGAAGATTTGATAAAGTACCTGCATCGATTAACTGCCTTAATATTGATGTGGCTGCACGGGACAAACCACCGATTGTGTGTAATAAACCGAAACCATAAAAGCCAAAACCTGGTAAAAATTTAAAATGTACAAAATATTGCCTCTTTCTTTTTAACGGATCTTGCTCTCTAAAGTTTCTAACCACTGATAAAACTTCGCCAGAATTTTGATCAATGGTAACAATATAAGGGAGCATAATACCCGAAGGCTGCCCTTGAGCATCCATATCTTCAAAACCCTCCAAATCCAAATCCACATGAACTTCAAGTAAGGTGTAACTATCATCTGAATAATTTGGATATAATCCTTGAAGCTCGTTAGTTGTTTCTTGGATAGCTCCTTCATCTTCTCCAGTGTCCGTAGTAGATAACTCCACATCTTTGTATACTCCAGCGACTTGTAACTTACGAATTTCATTGTAACTCATTCGCACCATATGTGTCACTCTTTCTGCTGTTCTTATGTCAGAAGCAGAGTAAGGAACAATTAAATCTTCTGCTGGAACAAATTTAGAAACTGCTCTTTGTTTTGTTGGATCAAAGTAAACTTTCTTAAAAGTAGAACCAGTGAGTGGTAGATAGAAAAGCATTTGATCTGTATCTTGATCATACTCTTCCATAACTTCCATGATCTGAAAGTTCATGTAATCTTTTATTCTTTGTGCTTGGTCTTCTGTTTGTTTTGTTGGAACACCAAGTATCTGTGTTTTTACTGGGCCGCCACTCGGTAACATTTCTTTGTAAGCCTGTGCTTGGAACTGTGTTGTAGCTTCTGACAATAACGGATGTGTTACACCACTCGCACCAAGAAACGGATCGCTTCTGTCTTCATAGTTAATACCAAGTAAATTAAGTCCCTTGGCTATGGCTTCTTCCCAGTCGGATCTTGAATCTAAATCTTCTTTGACTTTCGCTTGTAAATCGGAAGCAAGAGAAGCTAAAACACCATCTTCCATAACCTCTGCAAGATTAGCATTATGATCATACTGCTCTGCCATAACTTCCATTTGTTCGCCAGTGTCAAGCTCTATACCCTCTGGTAATGTTTCACCAACATCATCTAATTCAACTTGTAAACTATCGGCTTCTGGTTCAACTGTTCCACCAGCTCCCACACTTTT